CCTTGAAAAATTGTAGGTTCTTTGCTTCCCCCGCCGCCTCCACCGCCGCCTTCGTCGTCATCATCCTCTTTATCATCAACATCTTCTTTGTCATCATCTGCGGGAATTTCTCCGGGTTCTGGCTTAGAACCGGGAGGGGCTTGCTTTGGCTCTTCTTTTTCAGCATCTCGTTGCTGTTGAACCTGTGGCACTGGGTTTTTTTCAAAGTGGGTTCCACGAGCAATAGCACGGGATTTATGCTGAGGAGTGGGGAAAGTTACAAGGATACCATCCTTATTGTAGGCTTGACGTTCTGGGAATTTACCTTCAACCATTCGGTTAGTCACATGAACCGCAGCCTCTTTGGCAATGCCCCGTTTAATGAAATAATCACGCAGAGCATCCATGTGTGATGCTTCTTCCATTTTGAAAACTCCATCTGATACTCTTTCGTCGAGACAGACTTCATTGAAAACTCGGTCTAGGATGTTACTCATATCTTTTGATATAAATATGCCATTTTTCGCTCAAACTATCGTATATTTATTCATATGATACCGTTCAAAGATATTTTGCTTGAAGCAATGAGGCCAAACGTTGCTACTACCATTTTTGCCAAATACGGGGTGAGAAATGCGGCACATTTAGATAAGGGTCAGTTACGAAAATACTATATGGCATTGGTTAAAAAGCACCACTCCGATGTAGGTGGCGATGATGCTGATATGAAGTGGATTAACGCCGCTTATGATGTCTTAAAGAAAACCGCAAAAGACGAACCTGAAATCGAATTGAAGCCAGAGGATAAAATCGTCAATGTGGAATTCCGAAATAAAACTGACCAAGAAATATTGGAGTCAGGACAATGCAACTATTCCGAGTTCACGGAAATGATGGCAAAAATTCATGACGAAGGAACAACGGCAGAAGTTAAACCACCAATCAATTATGATACGGTGCATGAAAAATGGCTTGTATCGTCAGTTGAAATTTATATGGATGCTGATGACTTTTATATGGTATCTCCATACATCGAACCATTCTTCAAACATTAAATATGATTCGGCTTAAAAATTTATTGTTGGAAGGAATGACCATAGATGTCGCCAATGCTATTTTTGCAGACTTCGGTGTTCCTGACGCATCCTCACTGGAAAAATCCAAGTTGAAAGACTACTATGTCGCTCTTGTCAAAAAACACCATCCAGATGCGGGCGGAAGTAATTCCGATATGCAATACATCAACGCAGCATATGACGTTCTGAAAAATTCTTCAAAATCAAGTGGGTATGGTTCTGGTGACGAAAGCTGGCCACATCAAAAAGAGTATGATGATTATTTTGCCCATAACACATATCAACATCAATCACACAAAAGAAAATCCTCCCCCCGAGACGATGGACCAAAGGGATGGGCACAGGCGGGATGGTCGGGCGGAATGCCATTTAGTTCTGACATTTACAACAAAACATTTCGTGATTTAAACTTCTGCAAAAAAACCGCTTGGGAAATCTCAGGCAAACCACCTTTCGATAAGAACCACGAATATACGTTTTGGAATTGGGATGGGCATTTCTTTCGGGGAGTATTTTCCGTGTATGCGGTTCCAGAAAAACTATTTGATATTTCAAAGATGATGGTCGAATGGGATAATCAGAATGAATCCGCCGCCGTGTTCGTTACTCAAAAAAATAAGCCAAACAAGATTTATGTGGTCAATGTAAAAGGTCATAAAATTGACCCACCACGAGAATTCGAGCATAACAGTTTTAATTCAAATCCCGGAAATGATAATTCCTTTATCAATATGCTCCGTAAATAGTTTACACGCTAATCAGCTTCACGTCGGCATAAGTCTCACCCATATACGCCTTCATTGGGAAGCGTCCATCGAAACTCATAATGTCCCGCAATTGCCGAATCAAATCCAATCCCTCGGGCTTATAAAAATCATACAGAACCGCATCATAGGTATAAAGCACCGCTTTGGTATTCTTATTATTAGCCGCCAAGTAATCAATCACCGATTTGACCTTCGGAATGCTTAATTCGCCCTCTGTGGCTTGCAAAATGTAGTTGAATACTTTGGGTGGGTCGGGGTCAGAGACGTGCTTGGCGGTAATCCTACGCTTAAAGAAGGGGGTTTCAACGTATCCTCGTGACTTGAACAATTCCCACTGCTCATACGTAAATTGCTTAATATTAGCCAAGTATTTGATATAAAGGTATTTATCCTCGATTCCGCCATAAAACTGCCTGAATGTCAATTCTTTGGCATTTTTGATGTCAGTTTCATCAATTTCGTTCTTATGAAAATAAAGTTTTGCCAAATAGGCGTAGATGTCAATATCAGTTGGAATAGAATATTTGACGAGATGGCTGACAATTCGGGGGTGAAAAGAAGTATAATCAAGAACGACCATACATCCATCATTTCCATACCTAGAACGAAAACATTTTCTGGTGCCATCACCCTGATTTAAAGCCGCATAATTTACTCCGCCCCACCTATTGCTAGGTCTTCCAGTTGAGGTATAGACATTATATTGGCTATACACCATATCTTTGGAGATAGGTTCTTGTTTATACCTATCTCGAAACCTATTTCTTTCCACACAAATCCCCTGTTGTTCCAATTCACCAAGAGTGCCGATAATAAGGTCGTTGAATCGAGTGAACCCCATATCTGGCTCATATCCCGTTAACAATGTCACGAGGTCGTCTGCCAGTTCATCAAACATTTCCCGGTGTTTCATGAGCGGAATCACCATATTCAATCTGTCGTGTCCAGCCGCATTCTTTCTAATAAGATAATGAGCCGAAGTTTCATACTCGGAAAGTTCAAACGTTTCATTCTCTCGCATCCACAATACTGCATTTGCGTCCAACGTATTCGGCACTTGAAAAAACATTTGGTCAAACGCCTTTTTATCAAGCGTCCATTTTCGATTGGGAAACTTGCGAATTATTTCGTCGAATGCGGGAAAAGATGCTGGCTTCGAGTCAGGATGATTGAAAGCATAATTATACGTTTTTCCAGTGAGGATGTTGCGGATAAAAACAATGCTCGGAGCACAAATGGTAGGATGATAGTCCGACACCGGAACGACGTGGACAATCCAGTCACCTTGCTGGTTTTCCACTTGGAAATTGGTTATGTCGGCATCTGTCTCTATCATTAACCACCAAGCATAACAGACCCGTGACCAGAAGTCAAGTTCTTATGTGATGCCAAGACGAGATTTGATAAATCCTCGAAGTGGAATGACACCAGCGGTAATAGTAGTAGTCCAATTTCCAGATTCGATGCTCTCTTCCAAATTTACAATTCGAAACACAATATTGTTCTCCGAATATGGTTCGGGAAGATTACGAACTAAAAACATCATGAATGTTCGAAGACCACCAATTCCTTGAACGGTAAATGTTGCCTGAATACCCGGCATAATGCCCGTGTATTTTGGATTGTTATCCTCATCACTATCATCAAGTAAAAGTTTTTGAATATCCGTTGCCGGAAGGGCAAGCCGATAAACATTCGGTCCAGATGTAATTTGATATGACCCACCAGCAGGAGGTTCAACTTGCTGTAATATTCGCATGGTATCCATGAACCCGCTTTTATCGGCTTTTGGAGTTGGTGTATTTCCCACACCTTGTCCTAATCCCAACCTATCTTCCGCCTTATAATCAAGAAGTTCATTTGTCCCATTCGTAAGCGTGGTTGTTTTTACGGAATTATTCGTGGGAGCATAAATTGTGCGAATTGCTTGGGCATTACTCAAAGTTGGCTTGAACCCGATGCCTTGTAATAAACTATCGGCGTCGTAATAATCAAACGACCATACTTTTCCCCGATTGGAAAATGACATGAACTTGTAATCTACAATTTTCATCGGTGCGGGTTCGGTTGGAGGAATTTTTTTGTCACCCGCACCACTAACCAAACGCAAATCCCAAAACGACCCGCACGCACTATTAATACCTTCCATCAGTTTTTCAACAAATTGAAAATATGTTGTGATGTCAGAACTATTATTCAACAAACCTTTCAAAAATGAAACATTGACATAAATGTGTTTTAAGTATCCAGACCAATGCGCTGGATATGGTTTGTTATTCAGAGTTGGATGTGGTGCCCGAAATGGAAAACAGCAACTTTGAAACGCTGTTCCATTATTATATCTAATCCAATTAATAATTTGATCAAGGTCATCTCGGTATGCCGCACGACCGATTTGTTTGCAAACATCCCACAGTTGCCAATCCGCCGCTTTTCCATCTTTTATAGCAGCTTGACGATTTGCATATTTTGAAATTGAAATTGTACTGTCGGACGTTTTTATCGCACCAATTCCTTTGTCCGAATTATCCGAAGCAATTCCGTATGCACCATAAAAATAATGTGGAGATTCCCAATTTGGAATTAGGCATACTGACCCATCGCTTGAAATCATATTTTGATGGGCACCTACCACAACATCATCAATATCCACACGAAACATTTCTTTTCCCTTCATTCCACTAAGAGGTCCAGCGTGAAAGTTCAATGCTTCAATAACAAGTCCAAGATTGAGCCACAATTCTTTGTTTTTCGCTTGATAATCAAAATCAAATCCTGTATTTGGGTTATCTTGATATGGATTGTCTTTATCCCGTGTGTCTCGCCCAAAAAATACTCCATACAAATACTCATCTGCGTTGTTAGGATGTGCTGCCCGAACATATTTACAGAAATCAACCAGTTCGGGAATGGAATCTGGTGGTTGACTTAACACATTCCTAAACAAATCAAGCGATTTATCCACAAATTGAATGAGACTATCAAATTGAGTATTTTTAGTTTCTTCATTTTCGTTTGGAGACCCGGTTTTATCCATCGCCGTGGAATCTACAATCAATCCCGAATAAATTCTGTCCTTCGATGTTATTTCAGTTTTACATTTAAACTTATTTCCATCCGCTGTCCACTCAAAATTCGTTATGATTCCAAAAACAACATCATAGTTTCCTCTCGATTTAATGATGTTTTTTGTGTAAAGGGAATATGGATTATTGAAGTAATCTTGAAGGTCTCCTGTGTTTGTTAAATCAACCAATGAGACAGGATTAAAATGATTCCATCCCCATTCCAAAATGCACGAAATACCCGGCACCAAAAAATACGGAGTCATATATTCCAACTGCTTCTTGGAAAAACATACCCATTCAATTTCGGCACGGCGATATAATTCTTTCTGTATGCTGACGTTGATTCTTTCAATTTCGGGCGCAGGGACATGAATCGGATAGTCTTTATTAAGGTCATTATCTATCGTATGTGTCGTATTGATGCCATCTGGAACATAACCAATGATTGACGGATTGTTTTTTTTAGATGTAAACCCATAGTCTTGATAAAACCCCTTTCCACCATAAAAGACAAACCCCTCCTTATCAAACTTTCCCGACTGAGGATTTTCTCTTCCTCTACTATTTGAACAAAATCGAACCCACGGAGACATTGGACCGTTATATTTCGACCAATCACCCGTAGAACTGTCCCAATTTCCATGTGTAGATGGAACATATTTAAGACTTCGATTCTTCTTTCGACGATTGAATTCGTCCTGAATCTCTTCTGGGATGTTGCAGGGTTCCCAAGGAATAATGGGTGCGGGCATAACTTATTATGAGTTGAGTTGATTAAATGCTGATATAATCGAGCTAGTATCAACAGGAATACGTATGGTCAGACCTGCTGGAACGCTCAATCTTCCTTTACCTAAATTGTTCGCCAAAGCAATAATCCAATAGAGAGTCGGATCGCCATAATACTTCAACGCCATAGCATCAAGATAATCCTCAGTGTTTGTGATGACTTGAATATCAGTATCTTGAATTGGAATAATGGGATATTGTGTGGTCTTATACACCCGTTTTCCATCCCATCGGTTCTGAATTGGTGTGCTGTCGTATCGAATCATATGATTATATTATGGAAATGGCGGAGCCACATTGTTTGTGTTTACGTTGCTAATAGGAACTTGGAATTGTGTGCTTTGTGGTTGTGGCACAGATAATAATTGAAATGGAGTTGTGGAACTCGGCGAAGTTTGTGTTCCTGATGATTGAGGGGGAGAAGAAACCAAATTAGGAATAGCCACCACATAGTTTGTGTGCCAAGCATTAAATGTTTCGGGCAAAGCGGTATCATAATTGAAGTTGTTAAAGTCTTCGGTTCGTGGAGCGTGTCCGAAGTTTGCGCCCCCAACAACCGCACGTTCTTTTTCAAGTAGAATTGCAGTAACACCAAGTTCTACCTCTCGTGGAACCTGACCATATTTTACTCCGGTTGCTTTTATTGTGTTAGCCATGTAAGACCATCCAGCAGGTTCATTCTCTTGATTGAAAGTTTCCCATATTGCATCATCGGGAACAGTCATTACCATAGATTGAATGAGAATTGGTTGGTCTCGATATAAATCCCCAATCGTAAGCATAAACATTGGCGGAACCATAAACCGATCATACATCAACTCTCCACCAGTAAGCTGCTTTTTGGTGTAATTTGATGGCTTGTATGAAGTCATCATATAGTTGACTCTTTGCCATGTCGGAGCCAATTCCGCAATGCTGCTTATGACAATATGCAAATTAAACGTCAGGTTTCGAGTAAATCCACCATATGAATATACTTTATCGGCACGACCAATGAACGGCATTTCTTCCCAAGAAGCATTTGCACTTTCCGCCACACCTTTTATGGCTGCTCGAAACGGAATATAGTTTCCATTAACTACATCGTAAAAATACAAGGCAATCAAATCGTCTTTGAATGGCCTCCATACATCAGTATCTTTTTGAGAACTATTGAGAACATTCAATGTGTTCAGAGTATCATACTGACCTGCGGTTGGAAGCCCGAGCGATTGATTATTTGTGTTGGTCACAAGATCATCACTTACCATTCTCACTCCTGAATCACGGTATGCTTTTAGAAACCCGAAATTTATAGGAGTATCGGTTTTTTGTTTTTTGTTAAACAAAGAATCATAGTTATTTTGAGCAGAACTATTCGAAAAAATTATTCCGTCTGGAACAGTAGAATTATAAACTCCTCCGCTTGCAGCTTTAATTTTATTAAGAATCTTTTGAAGACTTCCTACGATTCCTCCTAATTTGTCAGAATCATCTGCAATTTGTGCTTCTGGGTCTTTGGTTGGAAATTTTTGAGATGGGTCAGCATAATATTTGTATTGATACATTATGTCCGACCCGTTATACATTCTATTTTCAGGTTTCTTTTGAGTTATAGCATCCTCATAACGATACCCCGGTTTAGTGCCATTGTCGGTCGGGACATATCCAACCTTTCCATCTTTGAGATTAGGCACATCACCAAATAATCCACCCAACGTATAATGCGGGGTATTGACAATTCCGTCTTTGACCGTAACAAATAGACGATATGGTTGGGTAGTGTATTTTCCACCTTTTCGGATTCCTGTTGAATCTTTACTTCCTCCAACCCAAATCTGACCAAACCCAAAGGTTGTTCCGCTGTTACCATCGTAATCAAACCGTGGAGAGGAAACTTCTAACATCATGCCATATGAACCTTCATCACTTCTAAACTGAAATCCCGTCTGTTTTGCGGAATTAAAATTAGCAAACAATGATGATGCAATCGCCGACACCGCAGACATGAATGAGTTTGTTCCTGCTTTCGTGGATGCCCATTTTGAAGTGAAATTAGCCAGTCCTTTATTGGCTGTGCCGCCACGAAGTAATCCTTTTCCAGCCGATGCCTTATTTACTTCTGGCAATGCTCCCGGCCCGACTGTGCTTTTTGGCGGAGTTATAGAAGAACCTCCTAAGAAGCCGCCAACTGGTCCCAACAAGCTTTGAAGAATATTTGATGTATCAATGAATCTCTGTGGACGCACCGACCCCAACGTCAATCCCATTGCCGATGCAACGATTGGAGAAGTTGGATTATAAATGCGAGTTTCATCAAACGCATTTCCAGTTTGAAGAAGAAATTGCGTGGCGAGGAAAGTGATACCGTTTCCAGAAACCAAAAACTTACTGACACGTTGAGTGTCAATTATTGAATTCTGAATGGGAAGCACTTGACTTTGGGGTGCCTTATCATTCGGGAAAGTTTTCGCTTGGTCAATATAAACATAATAAAATGGTTGATCACCCCAATTTAAGAACCCACCATTTTGAGAGTAATTGGAGTATGGAGAGAACCTATGATACAAAGAACTGGCGTTCGTATTGAGTATCATCTCTGGCTTCCCGACAGAAGGACCATCGGGGTATCCCCCGGGCTTGGCTATTGTAGCCCATGTTGGTTCAAATTGTGCTTGTGCCATATCTATAAGTATCTTATACCTTGTTTACTCCATAACCACCTTTGAATTCGGTTTGCCGAGCCAAGGTTGAACTTAGTAACTGACCATCCATTCTGATACTGTTATCTTTTGCAAGAATCTTTTCGAGTAAGACAACCATTTTTTGTCCCGTTTCTTCTGTCATACCACGGAAAATATCGGTATCTTTTTTGGCAGCGGCAGTTTCGGCCTTTGCCGTAGGAGTTTCAATCTTGGTTCCATTTGGAGTTACCGTAACAGCCGGAATGTATGCGGCGGCAGCTTTCTTTTCCACAGACCCAGAGCCAAATAGTTTTCCGAGAAATTTTCCAATTCCAGAAAACTTGTTTATTATCCAATGAAACGCCATTCTGTATGGAGCAGTAATAGCATTGAAAAGCATACTTCCTATGCTTACAATACCATTCACAATTCCCATACCAAGTTTCGAAGGAGAATGACCTCCGAAGAAACTCCAAATATATTTGAACGCATCAACAAACGGTTGAACTACAACTTCCCAAACTGCTTTTGGAATAATAAGAAGTCCCTGAACAATGCGTTGTCCGATAGACATATTTGCCCAATTCTTGAAATAGTCGGTTACACGTCCAACGAGATTTGCAATAAGTTGAAATGCCATTATTACCCACCCGATTGGTCCGAGGAATTTACTAAACACTCCGAGGAATTTGCCAAAAAATCCAAAAGATTTTCCAATCATATTAAATGCTGTTCCAATCCATTTTACAACTTTTCCGCCTTTTGCTATCCAAGCAAAAAATTTCTCTGCACTAGATGCAGTGGAAATTCCATATCTGGCAATGTTCATCAATGATATTGTCATTTTATCACCAAACATTACGGCTTTTCCAACCCATTTAGCTACTGATGAAATGGGAGATATAAGCGACATCAAAAGTGGTGCCACATCCATAAGACCAAGAGCTATACCAAGAACATTATCGAGAATTGGAAGTAAAAATGCTTGTGCTTTTGCTAGGATTTGATTCCATTTACTTGAAAGTTGAGTCATTCGTTCTTGGTTTGCCATCGTGCGAATTTGAACCATTGCGTCATTTGCTCTGGCTTTTGCCGCCTTCTCATTCTCTTGACGCATCTTCTCGTAGTTTGCAAGTTCTGCTTTTTGTTGGTCGGTTCCACCCCGCTTAATTTGTGCTATTTGCTTATCTGTTTGAAGCATCTTCATCAATTCATCAACGCTTTTACCCGTGGCATCAGCAAAAGCTTGTTGTTGGAATACATCGAGGTTAGCGAAATCAACAGATTTGGTAATACGAAGAATTTCTTTGGTTGAACCTTCTAGGTCTCTTCGATATGCTAATTCACGAGCACGTTGCAAGTTGATAGAACGGCCAAGCAAAACGGACGCATTCATTTCCTCATCCATGCTGGTTTGAAAATCAAGTATATGCTTACTCGATTTGGCAGCTTCACTGAGAGAAGTTCCCATGCGGCGTAATTCAATAGCAGAACGTAGAGCAAGGTTTGGAAGACGAGACATCATCGTCAATGTTGGACCAGATGCTTTTGCCACATCTGACATCACTTCTCCCAAATTAACTCCTGCCGCCGAAGACATCGCTTGGGCCAAGCCCATCATGTTTGTCTGGGACTCCATTGAACTCTTGGAAATCGCAGCAAGATTTTGCATGAAGTTGGCACTGGTTTCTTCGGAAATACCAAGTTGGGAAGACATTAATGCAACGTCCCGAGCCATATCTTTCGTAACATTGTGGACACCACCGACCGCTTTACCTATGGCTTGATAAGATTTGTAAACCCCGTCAATAGTAACACCCATTGACATATAATCAATGGCCAATTTTTCCGCATCTTTTCGGATGAATTGTGATTCCATTCGGGTCATTCCCATTGCTTTTCGGAATTCCCATGCCGCAGTATCCATTTTCTTGAATAAATCAAACGCTCCTTTGAGCATCATGAATATAGCCCCGAAAGTATATGCCATTACTTGTGAATTGACTCCAAGCTTCAGTAGTTGGTCGCCAGTGGATTTGACTGCGGAGAAGTGTTTGAATTCCAATCCCGTTATTTCTTTTAACTTATCTGAAGAAAAATTATACCATTTTGTATCTTCGGCGTGCTGTTTTTTGGCCATATCAATTTCCATGTCGCTAATAGCACGGGATGCCGCAAACCGTTCCTGTAAACTCTTTATCTCAACACGCATACTATGCAGATTTGCTTTATGTTTAGCACGCTCTGCATCATTCATTTTAGCCGTTCCTTCGGACTCCTCTTTATAGTAAAGAGCTTTTTGAGTTCTGATTTGTTTGAGCAAATCCTCTTCCCTCTGATAACGAATCCTTACTTTTGCTTCTACATCTTTATTGATTTTTCCTATGTCATCATAAATTCCCTTCTGCTTACGCATGATGTCAACAAGTTGCTGCTGGATACTTAAATAGTCCTTAGCTTGGGCGATATTTTCGCCATCTGGAAATATTGGGGTGTCTGCCATAGATTATCATTTATAAATAGGGAGAAGAGATGACTTTTCGCTATTGACAGGATTATAAAAATGGAGTATATTGCACGTATGAATGTTGAAAGAGACCCAATAACCGAGTGGGAACACGCAATTGGCAGTAGAATTGGTGCTGCCGCCGTGGTTTGCGTGCTGGCTGTCGTAGTGGGGGCTATGGTGGCCCCAATCTTCGGATGGTGGATAAAGAGTATCCTCTACCGACGATATGCCCTATGTGATGATTGTGAACAACAAGTCAAAAACACGATGAAAGTCGTGTGGACATGGCTTTGGGTGCTCGCATTTATGGCTTGGGCATTTGTCATTGCGTGCAATATTAACCACGGCTGATTCCCGGGCCTTTGGCTATTTTTGAGGATGGTGCTTCCCTTGCGTCAGAAGATGCCTTTTCAATATCACGCTTTTCCTTATCCTTCATGTTGATAAGTTTACGAATATAGAACATCCGATAATGGACGGGCATGTCATACGCAGCAAAATATTCAATTTTGCCGTAATGTGTAAGGTCAAAAACCAATTCGTGAAGTTGGCCCTTATACTCCGGTGTTAGGCCAAAAAAAGGATACTCCCATCGGAGTTTCTTCCTTCCTTTCTAGTTGACAATTGTTGCACGTAAATAGAAATGTGCTATCAATGTCTGGCATAAATTCACGCAAATGAGTGCGGAAAGCCAAGCTATCCTTTGAAACGAGTTCTTCATTGACGAAACGACGGATGGCCGCTCGTTCAGTATTTCCATCAATGGCAGTAATAATATGACCGAGGCGGGTCGTAATCTCACGGCGAAGGTCTTTGGATACCTTCTCCATACCTTTCAATTCTGCATCAATCAGATTTTCATCCTTTTTGTTCAGAAGCTTGAAAGTTACTGTCTTTCCAATATATGGAAGTTTGAAAAGAAATGCATTCTGTCCTTTGGGATACTTCTCAAAGTCAAACGGACGACTATCCATCTTTGATAGGTCAATCGTGATTGAGTTTTCCTTACCGCAACGAGGGCAAGTGAGGGTTGCATCATATTGGTCGCCATAGGCAAGACGACGGATTGCAAAGAAAGCGGCGTTTCGGTCGCATACAAGCATTTCATCCAGATTGATGGCTTTGTTTATAACCACCGACTCCAAAAGCTTGTCCAACACAATGTTCTTTTGAATGAGGTTTGGAGAAGTCAGAATATCTTCTTCCTTGGCCGTCATCATTTTGAGTTCAAGTTGACCGCTTGAAAGTGGATTATCTTCGGAATAAAACCATCCTTGTGAGGGGAGATTTATGACTTCGGTTGGAAACCGAGATTCAACCTTTTGTGCAGGCGGAACTGGGTTACTGATAGAGGGGCGGGTGATTGCAATGGTGTTTTCTGACATAAAACTTATATTTGTTGTTACTGGTCTGAGAATACATATAGCTCCCGAGACTTTTTTAGAGTTTTTTTATTTTATTAACGCTGAATACCCTTAATCTCTGCAATCGTTCCACCAGCGGGAATAACATCCGTTCCCCGAGCACCCTTCAATGATTGTAACTTCTTCTCTTTGGCTTGGATAGCAGTTTTATTCTGCTTGGTCTGGGATTGAAAATAGCTTTGTTGCTTCTTGGTGCTATCCAAATCCATTTGGGCAGTTCTCACCATGTCTTGTTGTTTTTTTCTCATTTCCCGTTCTGCCTTAGACTTTTCGTAAGCAGTCTTGGCGTCATCGGGTTTTACCCCATCATCGGCTGACCCTGTATCACTACTATCATCATTCCCCGATAATGACGACCCCAATGCACCATATTCTTTTAATACACCACGAGTAATTAGACGAAGAAGTTCGTCAAGTTGTTTTCGAGTGATTTTCATTATTTTCGGTCGAGAATTTGATGAATTGCTTTTTTAATTAGTTTCTCGGTTTTTTCACTGAGACCATAACGTGGAGTCAACCCTCCACGTTTCTTCTGGGCTTGGTAGGCATCGTATTCAGCATCAGTCATACCAGCGATATTTAGCGAAGCTGGAATTGCGGAGGAGGAAGCGGTGCCTTGAATTTCAGTAGGCTGAATTGATTCGTCTTTGGCAATTTGAAGACTCTTGTCTGCCATCAAAAATATTTCCTCGGATTCGGGGTCCATCTTTCCGAGGTAAAAGAATATTTTTGCGTTGGGATTGGATGCTGCTTCACGAGCCAATCTTTTTGCTCCAAGGGAAACTTTTACTTTTGGTCCCGCAATTCGTGATGCTACATCATGCAAAGTTCGGTCAATGCTGCTTTCATCACGACCAATAAACTTAACAGGTTGAAGTTTGGACTTGTCCTTCGGATTGATTAACACTGGTCCCGTTGTCGGCTTTGGGGCTGGTTCCTGCTCTGGTTCCTCGTGTGTTTCCGGTTCTTGTGGCTCAGGCGTTGTTGGCTGTGTAGAAGGTTGAGCGGATGGAGTGGATGGTTGGGCAGATTGTTGTGCCTCTGGCTCATCAGATTCGGAAATCTTTTTAACCTTCGGTTTGAATTTGACATCCTTGCCGCCAGCTACAGATATTTTATGCTTGATAGGAATTTCTTTTTCCTTCTCCTTGGCAAATTTTATTTTGAGCTTCTGCTCTTCGGCAATCTGGTCAAGAACTTCCTTCGTGCATTGCTTGACGAGGTATTCCAAAAGTTTAGTTGGCAGCTTATTCATATGGTTATAAATATCATCCGAAGTTCAAAGAAGGATGCTTTTCTTCATGACACCGACCACATAACGTAACCCCGGATACCTTATTGTTGATGTGGTAATCTACCACCGCATCGGCAATCATTTCCTTTTCCTCAAACGTCTTTGGATTCATGTCATCAACGAGATGCTTCTGTATTATCTCACACATTTGCTCTTTATCGTGATGAACATGTAATGGAGTCGTAGCACCACATTGAACACATTTGAATCCATCTCGTATAAGAATTGGATACTTCCACTCCTTATACAATTTAACTCGTGCTCTGACCAAAACGTTAATGCTCGATACCCCACCCTTCCATTGGGAATGATGGGGACCATGAAGCGGAACAATTTTTCCTTCGTTTCGAAGACGATTAAATCGGTCCCGATATTCATCCCGCCGGACATTGGTAAAAGCTTCTGATACTCCTTTTCCATACTCAGCCACCCGTGAATCTGTTTCGACAGTCAATCCAACATTCCATTGAATTCGCTCGCCATTAGCATATTGTTTTCGCCGAGTTTCTGCGGATTTTAATTGTGCCGCAGGATTCGACCCCCAATTATTATGAATTCGACTATAATGTCCTTGACATAAATCTCTAAATTTTTTATCCGTTGCATTCCATTTGACTTTTTCTCCACATCCACATTTACATAATGGCCACGCACCATTCAAATGATAATCCACATAAAATTGGTCGGACTTTAGTTTGTGTGTCAGGCACATGTGCCTGCTCAACGATGTATATTTATCAAACTCAACATTTTCACATTTAGAACATTTGTACATAAAAATCTCCTTGAAAATAAATATCAAGGAGATTTCCGAAATTGCGATATAATTATGCCATACGGAAAATATTCAATATCGCATAATCATACATCAATATTGGAGTATAGCGAAGTCGTAGGACAGCTTTAACGTTACCGTCATAGCTTCACCCGAATCAGTCCAATTCATTTCGCCGCCATCATAGCTAGTCGGGAAGGCACCCTTCAATGTCCATTCCTCGACTTTATCTCCGACAGGACCGAGCACATCAATGGTGCATTCCTTTTTATAAAAATCTTGATAACCATCACGTCCGGTGACCGATTCGTGGGATAGACGGAACCATTCGAAAACGGTTTGAGAGGCAGACGGCACCACTGGGTCATACAATTCGAGGGTGATTTCCTCCCACTTGGTCTTACCCTTGTAAAACCATTGAAGATTGATATAATCAATCTCTTTGCGCTCCTGATTCCACTTTGGGCGGTCAGTCTTGCGGATGAGATAAGTTGGGATGCCATCAATATACATCAGGAAACGATTCTTCGTTTTCGGTTCCCACAATGTATAGAACATTTCGTTATTTGTTAGAAGGTCTGCCATAAGTCATTTTTTGTTGATGCTGGTCTGATTATAAATATAAGCACATTGAAGAAATACACAAACAAAATACTTATTGTGTCAATGGTTCTACATCTACATCTTCCACTTGTTGTCTGCCCGATTTCTTAAATTTTACATCGAGAACATATTTATGTGCCCGTTTCGCCCAAAAATGGGGCCATTGTTCTCGTGCAAGTGTAACATCTTGTTTTCCTACAATTATTCCTTTGTCACCGTCCTCGATTACTTTATACACTTCACCTGCATAATTAAGATGTTCTATTCTTCGTTTAGCTCGAACTTTTGCACCAATTTCTAGTCCTTTTGCGAGTTTTGGATCAACTTCATATATGATGGATGGGTCAAAGGCAACCACTTGGTCTCCATCTAAAAGCCGATACATACCTTTTCCCTTATACCACACGGCATCATATTGGGACTTCAACTCATCGGTCAGGTGAATGGTAGCACGCAGTCTTTCTTGTCGAATTGCTTGCAAGCTGGTAACGTCTTTTCCAAACTGCGTAACGGGAGTTATTTTATAATCATATCCATTTTCTATCCACCACTTCATCATTGTCCGAGGAGACCCCCAATTGATTTCGGTCATTCTTGGTGCTTTAAGAAAATAAATCGGCATACCCCGAAGCGTTCCACCCGAATAACTTTTGGCTATGCTTAATACAGTGGTAAAATATACTCCAAACCCAAGGTGATGTATTGGTGCCGGAATTCCGCCGCTGTAATCACTCGTTTCATAGCCGTGGGAAACATCCCCGCTACGTTCTGTTCCGATTGGGATTATAAATCCATCCATTGCTATCTTATCACGCTTTTCCGCCGATGTGCCGTGATAGACAGGACCAAACATGTTCATATCCTTTGCTTGCTGCAAAGAAATAGTAGGCACTTTAGCTTCGGTTAAAAGGGTCATTCACCAATCCTTCTTCCATTTTTTCGGATGTCGTAATCACGAGCAAGCCATTGAACAACAGCATTTATAAACTTCACTTCGTTGTGGCTTGGAAGATGTGGAATCTCCAATGCCATAATATCACCGACCAAATCTTCAACGTATTCGATTTCAAAAAATGGGCGATTAATTGACTTCTTATCCAATACTTTTTCCGCCGTAGAAATAATCTTTCTAACCTCGGGCGGAATTTCGTCCTCAATCGGAGGGGCAAAAAAATCTTTACGACTTCCGATAAATCCAGCGTCGGGAATAGAATTCCCTGTGTATTCAACATCTTCATTCACTTCTTGTGGCTCATCAAACTCTGGAATCGCCTTTACGATTTTATCCGTCATCTTTGGCGTCTTTGGAGCATTCTTGCTGCGAATCTGCCATCGGCGTGTAGAACCATCGGTGTTTTTAATTTTCAACCTGTCAGTCTCAGGAATGCCTGCACCAACTCCTTCGGTTACAGGAGCGTTGATATATGCGAATCGGCGTTTTAGTTCATCATTATACAACTTGAAGTCGGACTTGTGTAAATCAGCCCATTCATCATTGGCATTCATCCCTCGGCGGGCCTTTTCACGAAGAGCCTTCAATTCGTCCATCGTTAAGTTCGCAAGGTTTACATCAAAGGTCTTCTTTTTGAATTTTGACCAATAACTTCTATCAAACTTGGGACTTCCGAACGTTTCATCATCACCGAAAGACAATGTAGGATGTATTTGTTTTATGTCCCGCTCTCCAACTTCATCCACAGTCATCTGTTTGTCATATACCTGAATGATGGAATCTTTAAGTTGCTTGATAAGTCCACGAGCACGAAGCATCTTGTAGATGATATTCTCATAGCTCAACTCACCGTAAGTATCAAGTCCATATTGACGATAAGCATCAAGATACTTTTTAGCCGCCTTCATTTGTTCTCGGTCACGACTTCTTATAGTATTGTTGAGGTAGTTCTTCATAGTTTCATATTGAAACTTGAGAACTTGTCTATCGAGATTAAATGGCATCTTAAATGGTTTGCGGAGCCATTGGTCATTGACCAGCGAATAAATTCCCGTGACATAAGGTTTTTGCTCGGCAGAGTTTTGAATATTCATCTCAACCTTGTGTCCTTTTATTAAAATATTATGTTCGGCATTCCATTGTGCTCCTGCGGTTTTTACTGTTTTGAACGCAGTTTCTTGCGGCATTTGAAGCTTTGTGTAATCAATAATAACGTGAACGTCAATGTCGCTATCGGGCGTCCAGTTATAGTTCGCAGCAGAACCCATAAGATATATGTCAATGACCGGTGCGGGGAGTTCTGTCTTTTCATAGAAGTCATTCGCCATCTGTAAAAGGTTTGCCCGAATAGTTGGGTCAAGATGTTGTGCTGAGTCCCATAAGTCAGGACACAAAGTCTCATTGTATATTCGAAAATTCGACATATTATTTTGATGCTCCCGCATCCTGTATGTGAACGATATAAGCTTTTGCCACGGCTCCGTCAACATTGGATGTAAATTCACTGATGTTAATTACAACTGGAATGTTAGTAGTATTGACGACTCTCACTGAGCCATCCATAAATTTAGCATAATCTTGTGGAGCAATCGGCTGTTGCTCGTCTCGTTCGGTCTTTTCTTCGGATTCTTCCAACCCCGCAGTATTCACCGCTGACATCGGACCTTCGGGTTGTTGCTTATCATATTTTTTATGACCGCCGACTGGCAAGCTGGTGGGTTCGGTAGCGTCTTCGGGACATGCACCTTGGATTGTGTGCTCCAATCCCAATGCCTTGCGGGCAGCATTGCGTTGCATTCGAGCTTCGGCGACATATGGTTGAAGTCCTCTGTGGATTTGCTCTAAGGGCGTCTCAGGACGAGCAATCAGACCTTTACAGTCGCTATGTCGCCACGTTATACCACCATCTTCGGTATATTCATGCTTCTCGTGGATTTCAGTCTTACAATGAGGGCAAATGTCATACTGAATTTCTCGTATCCCACGCTCGACGAGTTTCTCGGGTGCGGCAGAAAAAGTCTTGTCAATCGTCTCCTCAATTAGTTGTTTTAGGTCATTGTCCATAAGAATAAATATCACTTCCCATTCCAGAACCCACGCTTTACGATGGGAAGGCGTTTAGCTATCTCACCGAGTTTTGATGGATTAGAAATCCTATCCAATTCAGCAATGGTTCGTTCAACTTGGTCGTCACGGTGCAAAATCCCAATCCCATCCTTCCATTCCCATTCTTTAATCGTCTCAGGCAAATCATCAACAAGAATCGAATTCTCAGAAGCATAGGATGCTTTATAACGACGCTGTTCCACAACATAAATGTGATTGTCAGGAATCGTTTTTAGGTTTCTATGAATCCATCGTTTTTTGCCTCGAACAGTCTCCTCATGTGCTTCACCATCGGCATTACTCGTTGATAAAATCCTAATGTCAGCGAACATCTTGGACACCGCTTTCCACAAACTACGACCATTGTCAGTCCAATCAAGATTGGCAAAAAACTCTTCCAAATTAAGGTATCCATTCGAAAGGTCATCATAATACTCGTCATACCCACCATTGAAATCGGATATTACCTCATCCATATCGAGATATAAAAATGTAGTTACGATTTTTCATTATAATAAATTGACTGGCAAAATTTTCCTGTTATAATGTACTTATAAATAATAATTAATGAATCATTTATAATTCACCAGTGAAGGAAAGAAAAAAGAAGAGTAGAAAGGAAAATAAATAGTACAAGT